TATGATTTTCAGCATCTCCCAATGGGTCTCTACCATACGGATGCTTATCTTTACCATAAGTGTTTCCTTCTTTTGGTCTTCCAACTCCTCTATTTAATTCAATTTCGGTTTTAAGTTTACCAATTTCTTCCTCCACATTTTGTTGTTGTGGTGGATTTGCCGGGTCTTGTCCTTGTTGTTCAATTGAAGTATGTCTGAATCTATCCTTAAGGTCTAAGATTACTTTTGCTCTTTCAATATCAACTTCATCTTGCGATAAACCAAATATATTATTGTATGCCCAATCAGATGATAACATATTAAGTGCTTTAACATCCGATGCTAATCTAACTTTTTCACTCCACAAATTAACTTTCTCCTGCTCATAAATAGTAGAAGCGTTAGTAAGGGTCAGTTCAAAATTTGTCATTTCGGAATCTTCAATACCTTGAGCTGCTAAGTGTACAATTGCTATTTTAGTTAATTCACTAACAACTGTTCTTTGAATTCTTTCGATTGTTCTAGCAAAACGAACATCTTCGGCGGCTAGAGTAGCTTTACCATTAACATTTTCATCGTAAGATAAGTAAGCCTTTGGTACTCTCAATGCCGCAAATAATTTACCTCTTAGATATTCGATATCCTCAATAGCTGCATATTCTAAACCTTGTAGGTTTTCAATATTAGTACCACTATCACTACCACGTACAGGTAAGAAGAAATCTTCAGTAAGGTTTTGAATATTATATTTTAAGTTATAATCACCAGTTTCTTTATTAACAAATGGAGTTTTCTTCATTTTGTTAATAATCTTTTGCATATAGTTATCAACTTCTACTGGTGGAATATTACCAATATCAATTTTGAATATTCTTTTTTCAGGTGCTCTCATAATACGATGGATTAACATCGCATCTTCCATAAGTGATAATTGCTTCCAAATTCTTCGTGCACCTTCTACCATTGATTTACCATAAGGTAGGAAGTTTGTATCAGATAGCATTCTGAAGTGAGCCATTTCATATTGCTCATACTCCTTTTTACCATACTGGTCCATTTCAACCTTATATTTTACATAGTTTTGATTATTAGGGTCAGTACCCTCCAATCTTTCTACATTGTAAACCGAATATGGCATGCAATTAATAACCCCCTTACCTTGTGAAATTTCCAATGCTAAGAAAGCATCTCCATATTTTACTAAATTTCTAACCCAAGGCCATAGGTTAAATTCTATATTTAATACATCATAAAATAAATTATGAAGCATTGAACTTACATTTTCGTTTGATGATTTGATTTGAATCACATCCCCATACTCATTCTTTGTAGTAGATTCATCCGCATATATATCTAATGCAGATGATATAATTGGGTCACTATCCATAGCATCATAATCTCTAAAAAGTTCTCTACGAACTTGATGATATGCCATTGATTGGGCACCCTGTTGTGTTTCATAATAAGACCTTTGTAATTTAGTATATCTATCTCTAAGATTTACAAAGTTAGTATTATATTGACGGTCTTCAGTATCTACAACTTTTCTTTTACCATCTTTATCAACCGTTACAATTGCATTGGTTGAGAATAGTTTTTTAAGTCTACCAAAGAAACTTCTGTCATCTAATTGTTGTTCTTCTGCCATAATTTATTTTACCATTTTCTACAAGACCAATATCTTGCTTTTGTTCTTGGACCAGGATTTTCACAATTGTGTCTTGCTCTGAATGATTTTCTTCTTTCAGGATTTGATTTTTTTATTTTTGCTCCCTTTTCACCAAAGTTTACTTTAATTACTTTTCCTGTTTTTGGGTTTTTAACGTACACCTTAAACTTTTTAACATCTCCTTGTGATGGTTTACCCAATTTTACTTCTCTACCCTGATATTCTGCTTCATAAACACAATTACAATTTGCTTCTTCTAATTGAGTTGAATAACTTTTTAAGAAGTTTATGAAATCATCCATATCTTCTTGCTCAACATCCAATTCATCATAATCATCAATTGGATTATCAGTTGGAGTATCACCCATTGAGTAGGCTTGGTCTACATACTCATCTTCTTTTAGGATATTTTGTAATTTAATCATTTAAGTTCCTTTTTTTATTTTGGCATATACCATAAATATTGTTTTTTATCAAAACACTACTATTTTATAACCACTGTGATAAATCTTCAAATTCATCACCTATTTTCATTTTCCAAGGATTATCTTCCATACTACTACCACCATATACCCCATCATGCTGCATGTTTGATGAAATACCTCCTATTGCTCTTTTTGTGAGGTCGATACCTTCCTGTCTTAAACGAAGTGCAGTATCCCTAACCCACAATCCAATACAAAATGCCATCACCAAGTCATCGTTATAACCCTTCATAGCTTCAGCTCTACCATTCATAAATATAAATGTAAACAATTCATCTATCAAACGATTGGAACGAACTGTAACTGCTTTTTCTCTAAAGTATTCATCTAATTTAGATACAATTAATGGTCTAGTTTTTGAAGTTGTAGAGAATCCAGCTACCATTTGCCTTTCATCGGCACGATATTTGTTTCTCATTTGATTTTCAACATCTACATATTTCAAATCCTTACTCATATAGAATAAGTTTTTATACTGCCTATCTATTACTTGTTGAATAGCTGCCCAACCAATGTTTGCGTTCTCTATAATAAGTAAGGCATCATTATATTGTGTAGATAATTCAACTAAGAAGTTTCCAAAATCTTTAGTATCAACCTTTCCTTTATACTCTGCTACCTGTGTACAAGTTGTTATATCCATAACATGTGCTGCGGAATAATCCGAACCATCTCCCCTAGCCACATCCGCAATAACCATATAAGAACTACCTGCGTTTGGATATTCCCATCTCCAAAGATTACCATCAAATCCAGTCTTTTCTAATGGGTCTTGGCAATATGATTCTTTATAGAACATTAATAATTCTGGGTCAATAACCGTATCACCAGAAGATACGAAGTCACAATCACACTCTTGTGCTGCTTTCTTTGCTCCTAATAATTTTTCTTGTTCTTCTCTCCAAGCTTCTCCTCGCTCAGGGTGTAAAGTCCAATGTAATTTAATTGTATTAAATGGATTAGTACCTTCTTCTGCGGATAACCAAGTTTTATGAAACCAGTTACCCACACCATTGGGAGTAGAAAGTGCTATACAAGCTCCACCCGTTGAAAGTGTTGATTGTGCAGATGTCCAAATTTCATCGATATCACCAATAAAGGCGGCCTCATCAAATATTAGAAGTGATAGGGCTTCAGAACGTCCTGCATCAGGAGAACTAGCAATAGCCTTAATTTGAGAACCATTTTGTAATTTAAGTGAGAGTTTGTTATCTTCTAAAGAACCACCTTTTAACCAAGAAGGAAGTAATTCATGCATTACTCTTACCTTCGTTACTAAGTTCTTTGCTACATCTTGCTTAGTTGCAATAACTAATACGTTAAAGTCAGTATTGAATAACATTCTCCAAAGTGCATATCCAGCTGATAGAGTTGATATACCTGTTTGACGTGATTTAAGAACTATATTAAAACGATTACCAGCAAATTGAGTTAGAGTTTTTTCCTGAAATGGGAAAAGGTGAAATGGTATCTTACCTCTCACCGGATGCTGAATCATACAATATTTTTTCATAAAGTGAATCGGGTCTACCGCACACTTTTTGTATTCTTCTGCAATAATCTCCTTAAGAGATTTCTTTTGTGTAATTCCAGTACTCATATTAATCGATTGGTGGTTTAACTAAATCATAACCCTTGTCTTTTAGTTTATCCCACGATTCGTTTCTTAGTTTTTTTGCCTGTTCGATTTCTTCTTCAAAACGAGTAATATCAGTTAGAATTTCTGCTTTTAATTCCGTTACATCTCTTTCCATACTCCACTTTTCAATTGTTCCATCTTCATTTACAACTTCATATTCCTGCTTAGCATCGTTGTATGCTTGTTGAAATTGAGAAACTACATCTATACCATACGAAATCATATTAGAACATAATTTATATTTTTCATATTCTTCCCACAATCCATCTGCTTTAATTTGAGTTTCTTTTTTAGCCAAACAATCCGTACAATAACCAGTTTTAGATATTAATTTTTTATCAACTCTACCTGGTTTAATTGTTTTACATTCGTCACCTTTACAAGTATTTAATCTATCTAAATAAGCTCTTGTTTCAGCCATAATATCACCCAACTCCGAAAATTCTATTCTACCACCTTCGGTTTGTTCCCAAGATTTACCATTTTCGTCTGTCCATCTTTCACCAACCTTACGTTTTGTTACTTCTTTATCCGTTCCGGCAAATGATACAAATGTTTCTTTTTGATAATCACCTCCAGTTAAAACCATATCCACCAACTTTCTACGGGTTGGGTGCATAAACTTTTTATTAAATTCCTTTGCCATAGTATATACAATATATTTGTATATATAAGTATATCAAAATTCAGAAAACGATTAACTATCGAAGAAAATACCTAAAATTTGATTTAGTGGTGCGAATGCACCTGTAAGCTTATATGTGTTACCTCCATAAACAAATACAATACCTTCGTTTGGTACAATTTTATCAAATCCTCCAAGTGAATTAAGTCTTTCTAATTCTAATTTCAGTTTTTCAACTTTTTTAGGGTCACCACTTGCTTTTACTTGAGCTATTGTTGATTGTAAACGAGCTACCATTTGTCTTTTAGCAGAATCAGGGTTTGCAGTAAGTACCGATTCCATAAATGATAATACATCTGCACCAACTCCTAAGAATATCTCCTCAAATCTCATTAGATTTTGTTTTGATATCTTTTGTTGGTCTTGTTTATCTATTCCTTCAGCCCATGCTCTTAACTTAGGGTCTTGTATTGTTGCAATTCTGAATGATTTATCGTTGAATGCCCATCTCTTTACCAACCCTATTTTTTCCTGTGCATCTAGTTTCTTTCCACCTTTTTCTACAAACTTACTCCACCAAGCCTGATGATAATCGGCCACACCATCATTATCAGATAATGCAAACTCTGATTGTAATTTAGAAATCATTCCTAAATACTTTCCTTGCAATTTGGCTAGTTGTTCTGATTTAGGTAACTTAGTCATTGGTGGTCCTTGTATTGTGTACTTAGATTGAACATGTGCGTTTACTTGCTTAATCATACCACCTAATATAGATGCCGCTTGTTGATTTTCACCTACGATAGTACCAGCATCATCATATTCAAATGTACCATGAAATACTAATAGGGGTTGATTGTAAGGAATTACGTTTACAGATGTTGGATATATTACTTCCAAATTCATAAAACATGCACCATCCTTAAAAATCTTTAATCTTTGTGGTTCGGATAAAGCTGCTATTGCTTTTGATAAATCTTGCATAGCGAAGTTGTAAGCATCGGTTAATCCACCTCTACCAGCAAACTTATCTGCTACCTGTCCTATTGTCATAGCACCAGCTCCTTTGCTCTTTAGATGTGATTTGTTACGTGCTGCTACTAATCTACCATTTACCCAACTAACTGCCAATGCTTGTCCATCAGTCTTCTCTCTAGTCAATTCCAAATCACCATTAAGTGCTTTAGTTACAATTGTTTTAAGGTCACCAAATGTAAGATTCATTTCAATATCAAATGGGTGATTCATGTGACCATAAGCCCCACCTTCTAATAATAAAGATTCGTTTACTGATTCTTTTTTTAAACTTCTTTTCTGAAGAACTAATTGATTTATTTGTGAAAATATATCTGCAATATCTTTATCTAATTTTTTTTCATCCGCACTCATTGGTGATTCGATATCAACATTAGAATATAATTTTTTCTTTTTTGCAATTAATATATCTACTTTTTTTAGTAAATCGGTTTTTACTTTATCTAAATCTTTTATGATTTCCAATGAACTAGCTTCGTTTACTGATTTTAACTTATCAATTTGTTTTTTAAGTTTATCTATCTCTGCTCTAACTTTCATTTGTGCAGGAGATTTCGGCATCATCTTAAAAGCCTTATTATATAATGATACAAGTTCTTTCTCTAAATCTTTTAATCCTTCTTTTACCGGAGTGTATTCTTCACTATCATCCGCATCTAATTTAGATTTTAATTTCTTTACATTATTGGGGTCCGGTGCTCCATTAATATATCCACCTGGTAAAGATAACCCAATACCAGCGCCACCACCTAATCCCATTTCATCCAATATTTGGGATTCCATTTCATCCATAATTTCATTTATATCTTCTTTTGAAATTATAGTGTCTTTTTGATTTTTAGGCATTTCCCAAAATCTTTTAGGTTTTTCATCGGGATTTTCTCTATACGCATCTTGCCAGTCTTCTACCTTAAATGGGTCATCGGCTGGGTTTAACGTACTCTGTACTACGTTCTTAAGTTTATAATACGCTTTTCTAAATTGAGTTTCGGTATCTTTTGATTTACCCCTACCTCGCATTGAGTCTGCTTTGGGAGTATCTATTTGAATATACCCACCTTGCTTATACCAATTTTCAGGCTTAGCTTTATTTAGTATTCGTTTTTGTCCATCTGCTACAAAAGAAGTATCAGGTTCGTCTCCAGCCTGCATACCAGCATTACTAGCAGCTTCTTTTAATTCTTCTTTTTTTGGAATTCTGAATGTTACTGCTTTTTTACCATTAATTGTTGGCATTCCCCATTCATCAGTTCCTATGTTTTTAACAACTACTTTTTTGTTTTTGAATTTACCCATCAATAGAGTATCTCCAACTTTTACATTTAATTTGATTTCTTCATTAATACATTCTTTAAGTTTCTTTAACTTAAGCGTAATTAATTTGAATATCTGATTATCAAACTTTGGATATGCTTTTGTAAAATTGTTTTTTCTTTCTTCCTCACTACCAGCACTTAACCAATAACGAACATCAGTTCCACTAATAGCATTGGGTTGTGCAGGAGATGCGTAAACATATCCCTTATCTAAATACCCAGCTTCTACTTTACCTTTATATGGAGTGAAGTATTTACCACTTAGACGCGATGAATCTTTTTCACCTACAACAGTTATAAAACCAGTTGTATCTGAATCAAAATCATTAAGTATTTCTTGTGGAGCGTATGGATTTTTGACATTAACAATTTTAGATGATGGAATTCCAAACATCTTCATCATTATTGCTTTTTTCTCGTTAAAATTAAATGGAGATTTTTTTGAATCGGTAACATTAGAAGTTCCGATATATACACTATCTTTTCCGAATTTGCGTATTAAGTTTTCATAAGTTGCGTAATGGCCCTTATGAAATGGTT